ACGGCACTGATTTTCACTTGGCTTGTGAAGAACATGTACGTGACGGTAAGGATTTACCCGCGAAGTATTCCTACGCGCAGGGTGCGATGGACAATCTCAACGCCAAGCAAGGGCGCAAGCTATGCGAGGAAAAGTTAGGACTGACCGCAGACCTAGAGCCATGCGGTTTCTTTGACGATGATGTTTGGTTTCGTGGTATTGTGGACTTGGTTATCTTGGACGATGATGTGGCTTGGGTTGTGGATTACAAAACAGGTAAGTCTGCCAAGTACGCAGATAAGGGGCAGCTTGAACTTATGGCGCTTACTATATTCGCGCACTTCCCTAACGTGCAGACCGTTAAGGCGGCACTTCTATTTGTTGTGTGTACAGCTATAGTAAAAGACACCTACCATAGAACTTCTAGCTCAACATTATGGGAGAAATGGCTTGGTAAGTATGGTAATATGCAGAGTGCGGCAGACAACGATGTATGGAACCCTAAGACAAGCGGGTTATGCAGAAACCACTGCGCGGTACTAGAGTGCATACACAACGGAAGGAACTAACATGGGATATGTGAATAAACCACGCCCGTATAAAAAAGAGTACCAGCAGCAAAAAGCTCGGGCCGAAAACCCAGAACGTGCAGAGCGTCAACGCGCACGGCGCAAGATGGACAAGGTAGGTAAAGACGCCAACAAAAACGGCAAAGCCGATAAGCGCGAGGGCAAGGATATCGCCCACAAAAGAGCGTTAAGTAAGGGTGGCAAAAATAGTGACGGGGTAACTGTCCAGAGCCGCAAGAAAAACCGTGCAGCGGGTGGAGCTATGAGCAGCCCTAAAAAGTCTAAGTCCTAGGACGCGTCCTAGTAGGAGAACGACATGCAGATATTACAGGATAAGGCTTTGGTTATACCCTTGGCCCACCCAAAACAGATCACTTCTATCATACCCAAAAGCAAAGAATTGAAGGGTAGAGAAGTATTAGTTCACTGGGGAATAGACGAGGTACATACACTACGTAGTGTGGGTATAATGGCACCATCCCCGATAGACAGACGCTACCAATGGACAGGGCAGTACACGCCCTTTGACCATCAGAAAAAGACAGCAGCATTTCTCACGTTAAATAAACGTGCGTTCTGTTTTAACGAACAGGGTACAGGCAAGACAGCCAGTGCTATATGGGCCGCTGATTACCTTATGAACTTAGGTAAGGTTAAACGCGTACTGGTTATATGCCCCCTATCTATTATGGACAGCGCGTGGCGTAACGATATGTTTAGTTTTGCCATGCACCGCAAAGTAGATGTTGCGTATGGTTCTAAGGCTAAACGAAAAGCAGTTGTAGGCAGCGATGCCGAGTTTGTTATAATAAATTACGCGGGTATAGAACTTATAGAAGATGCTATAACCTCTGGTGGCTTTGACCTTATTATCGTGGACGAAGCTACGCATTACAAAAACCCACAGACTAAGCGTTGGAAAGCCCTTAACCGATTACTGAAAACTGATACATGGTTGTGGTTAATGACGGGTACTCCTGCTGCACAGTCTCCAACAGATGCTTTCGGTCTAGCCAAGTTGGTCAACCCGTTAGGCGTTCCTAGGTTCTTTGGCGCGTTCCGAGACATGGTTATGTATAAAGCTACTATGTGGAAGTGGGCGGTTAGAGAGAACGCAACCGACATAGTGTTTAATGCACTACAACCCGCTATACGTTTTACAAAAGACGAGTGCCTAGACCTACCTGACATGGTTTACGTTAAGCGTAAGGTTCAGCTAACAACGCAGCAAGAGTTTTACTATGAAGAACTCCGCAAGAAAATGGTCACCAAAGCAGCGGGTGAAGAAATATCCGCAGTGAACGCAGCGGTGCAAATGAGCAAGTTGTTACAGATATCAGGAGGTGCTGTTTATACTGACGATAAGCAAACAGTAGAGTTTGATATCTCCAATAGGTATAACGTCCTTAAAGAAGTTATAGCTGAGAGCAGTAAGAAAGTCCTAGTGTTTGTGCCTTTTAAGCACACCATAGATTTACTTACAGAAAAGCTACGGTCGGACAAGATACCTACGGAGGTGATACGTGGAGATGTACCAGTACATAAACGTACTGAGATTTTTCGCAGGTTCCAAACAGAAGATGACCCTAAGATTTTGGTTATCCAACCCGCCGCCGCTGCACATGGAGTGACACTGACCGCAGCGAATACAGTCGTGTGGTGGGGGCCGACACCCTCACTTGAAACTTACGCTCAAGCTAACGCAAGGGTACACCGAGCGGGGCAAAACCACAAATGTACCGTGGTGCAGTTAGCAGGTTCTAGTGCCGAGAAACGTATATATAGCCTGTTAGATCAGCGTATTAGCGTACATTCAAAAATTATTGATTTATATAAGGGTTTACTTGACTAGCTATCTATTGTTAGTATATACAACAGATCGGCACTAAACAATGGAGGATGATATGGTTGTCACAGTTGATAAGTTGACAAAAACGTACATTAAGATACGTGAAAAACGGGCCGAGTTATTGTCAGAGTTTAAGCAACAGGACGCTGCGTTGTCAGCCCAGTTGGACAAGATTAAACAGGCGTTGCTATCTCACTGCAAGGAACACGCAGTAGATAGTGTTAGAACTTCTGAAGGATTATTTTACAGGTCTGTTAAGCAGCGGTATTGGACTAGCGATTGGGAAAGCATGAACGCTTTTATCATGGAGCATGACGTGCCGCACTTCTACGAGAAACGGCTTAACCAGACTAACGTAAAACAATTCTTGGAAGAAAACCCCGACCTCGTACCCAAAGGGTTAAACGTGGATTCGGAATATACTGTAGCTGTGAGGAAAAAATGACCCAAGATTTGAGTAAGATTGAAGATGTGGCAAAGCACTTTCAAGTGTCTGTGTCCACAGTACGCGCATGGCTTAGACAGGGGCGTATCCCCGATAGTACGTTCATTAAGCTAAATGATACTTACAGGTTTAACATACCCAAGTTGCAGGATGCGCTGTTAGCCGAGAAATACGATCCTGACGGGGAGCAGTTAGAAATGTTTAGTGCTAGGGAAATGGGTCCACAGGGCCAAACATAGTGACAGGAAATTTGCGCCGTATAAGCACTGGGGGCAGTGTGTTTACCCTGTCTGACGGAGCTTCTATGGCGTCCCTAGACGCGGTTATAGTGAACGCGGCAAACATATCCCGTGCGTACTATGAGGATGAGTACGACATTCTTAATCCTGTTGCACCTACTTGTTGGTCCGCTGATACTGATAGGCCCGACGATGCCGTACCTACTGATAATGTCCAATCTAAACGCTGTATGGACTGCACTCAGAATATACGTGGTTCGGGCATTGGTGCGGGTAGAGCCTGTAGGTTCTTGCAACGTGTAGCAGTATTGCTGGAAGATGATCTTAGCACAGTCTACCAGCTACAAGTATCTGCTACATCTATTTTTGGTAAGCCCCAGCGGGGCAGTATGCCCTTGCAACAGTACGCGAAACATTTAAACAACCACAACACACCCTTCGCAAGTGTTGTTACTAATATCTACTTTGACGTGGATAGCTCTGTACCCAAGTTATTTTTTAGACCCAAAAGGTCTTTAAACGTAGCCGAAATGCAGGGTGTGGATGGTATGACTAACCACCCAGAAACTTTAGGCGCGATAAATACGGCCATACTATCGGTCCACGCCGCGCCTAGATCACCGTTTTCTGACGAGAGCGGTCTTTAACTAACCCAAAAACAGAAACTTTAGGAGAATAACTATGGCTGAAGCCAACTCTATGAGCCACATTGTACGTGGTGTTATCGCACAATACCCCCGAGTTAACCGCCCTTATCGGTTTGACCAGACCGCAGGTGAGCGGGGTAAATCTGTGCCGTGTGATCCATCTGATGATGGCGCAAAATACGAAACAGGTTTTCGTATGACCAAGGAACAAGCCAAGGAATTGTACAAAGCCATGACTGCGGCTTACGCAGAGAAAAAGCAAGCTAAGTGGCCTGTAAAGTTACCTACACCTGCGGAAGTCTTTAGTGAGCAAGAAGACGGTACGTATACTGGTAAAGCTGTGTTAAAGGGCGCTTATGGAGAGCAGCTTACTACAAAGCCCTCTCAGTATGATGCTAAGAACAAAAAGCTAGATGACGATTTTATGCTTACTACGGGCAGCAAGATACATCTACAGGTTACGTTTGTTCCTTATAGTATGCGCGACCACGGTGTTTCCCTGCGCTTACGTGCCATACAGGTTATCGACCTCAAGCCTATGGAAGATTATTCTCCCTTTGGCGCAGAGGATGGGTTCTCTATTGATGAAGCCCCAGAAAGCGTGTTCGGGTTTGAGATTGACGATACCCCCGCTGACGTTGCGGTAGCACCTGATACACGTTCTGAAGAAGCCCCAGAACCTGTGAAAAAAGTCACTAAGAAGACTGCCCCGCCACCCAAAGAAACAGATGATGGTTTAGGCGAGATTCTATCTGATTGGGAGTAATATAAGTAGACAACCCGCTGCGGGGTACGTACTAGGATGCGTCCTAGTTGTGCCTCGCGGCAACCCGTGAGGAAAGAGGCTATGATAACAAAAACGTTTCTAAGCAGGGTTCTAGGGGATAACGGTAACTATTGTGTGTTTGCGGCTCGGAGCAGAGATAACCGCAGAGTACAGAAATTCTATGACACAATAGACGAAGTAGAAACCGCCGCCCAATACCTAGATGCTGATGGGTACGATGTGTATTTTGCACTAGCTACCTTTAAGACAACCGATAATAGAAAAGTAGACAACGCTCACCAGTTGAGGTCTATATTTCTGGACTTAGACTGTGGACCTAGCAAAGAATATCCATCGCAAGTTGAAGCGATAGCTGACTTACGTAAGTTCTGTAAAAGGTATAAGTTACCTAAACCTATGATGGTTAACTCAGGGCGTGGCGTACACGTTTATTGGTTTTTGGAAGAAGCCATATCCGTAGAGGAGTGGCTACCTGTTGCAGAGCGTATCAAGAGTATATGCGCTAGTAGTGGTCTTAAATCTGATGCTGTAGTAACCGCAGATGCGGCTAGAGTATTACGTGTACCTAATACGCATAACTATAAAGACACCCCTCCCGCGCCTGTGGATTTCTACGGCGTGGATATACCTGACCCCGTTAAGCTAGACGAGTTTATGTCTTTGTTTGGTGAAGATACGACACCAGTTCTATCCCCCCACGCTAGTAGAGACACTGACGCTGTACGTGACACCAAGAACAGCAACCGAGAATTTGTCTTTAAAGATATAATTGAAAAGACACGGGCAGGGCGCGGCTGCGCGCAGTTAGCAGCAGCTATGACTTCTAAAGACACTGTATCTGAACCTACATGGCGTGGCGTACTAAGTGTATTGCAAGCATGTAAGGATGGTAGCAGAGAAAAAGCTCACAAAATATCTAGGGGGTATGAAGGCTATTCGGAGCAAGAGACAGATAAGAAGTGGGATTACATAGAGGGTAAGGTAGTCGAGCTAGATGTTCGGGACATAGCGTATAAGTGCGTTACCTTTGATGATAACAACCCTGATATCTGCATGGATTGCCCTAATTGGGGTAAGATACAAGGTCCGAAATTTCTGGGTGAAAGGTTAAAAGAAGCTATGGACGAAGTGGATGAGGATGACCCGTTTGTAGCGGGTAGGTCTAAACACATAATACCGCCTTACCCCAAACCATACGTGCGAGGCGCACATGGTGGCATCTATCTACGTAAAAAGAACGCTGACGGGGACGTAGAAGAAGAATGTATTTACCACAACGACTTCTATGTAACTAGACTACTACACGACGCATCCCTAGGCGGTTATGTCGTGGTGTTTAGACTGCACCTACCACAGGACGGGGTACGGGAATTTACTGCCCCTATGTCTTCTATAACGTCGAAAGAAGAGTTCCGCAAAAGTATATCTATGAACGGTATCACTGCATGGGGCAATAAATTGGATTTGTTAATGGCTTACACAACTAAGTGGATAGACGAATTGCAGTCCGCTGCAATGTCTGATGAAGCGCACCTACAGTTCGGGTGGACTAGCTCAGACGCAGAAGCATTTGTTTTGGGTGATAGGCTTATCTTGGGTAGTAGTATTGAGTATAATCCCCCGTCCAAGAAAACTGCGGGGCTGTTCTCAGCGTTTGAGCCAAAGGGTTCGGAGGAGCGACAGTCAGAAATGTTTGAGTTCTATAACCGTGAGAACTTTCAGCTACATCAGTTTGTAATTGGTACAGGGTTTGGCTCTATACTCATGCCGTTTACAGGTCAGAATACTATGGGGCTGCATCTATTTGGTGGGTCTGGTGTTGGTAAGACAACAGCTATGAGGGCTGCGCTTGGTATTTTCGGTGGCCCCGAGGTTCTTATGAACCACCACGCGGATACACATAACGCCAGAATGAACAGGTGCGAACTTATGCGTAACCTACCCCTGAGTTCTGATGAAATGACGAACATAACCCCTGAGTGGGCATCCAAGTATGTGTACGAATTAGCGGGGGGTATGCAGAAAAACCGTATGTCTAGTGACGGTAATACAGAAAGGCACAGGGGCGATCCTTGGGAGTTGATAGGCGTTACCTCTGCAAATGTAAGTCTGTGGGAACTGCTAAACCGTGACAAAGCTACGCCGAAAGCAGAAATGCTAAGGATGCTAGAGATAAAGGTAGACAAGTCTCTTAAAGACCCCAGCATCAAGCCTATAACAGATAAGATATTCGCGGATATTAAATCTAACTACGGTTGGTTTGGCCCCAAGTTTATTCAGTATGTGATAAACAACCGCGATGAAGTGGCTAACCTAGTTACTCAGGTGCGGGACAGAATAGACAAGGCCGCAGTGTTAGAAGCAGAGCATAGGTTTTGGTCTGCGGGGTGCGCGGCTACGCTCACAGGGATAATTATTGCTAACAAGATAGGCATACTTAACTGGGACACAGCAAAGCTCTTTAAGTGGGTTGTACAGCAGGTAACTGTTCGTAAGAACATAGTAGACGATGTAGGTTCTTCTGTGACCGAAACACTCAACGACTACGTGTTTGCTAACAACAGCAATATTTTGCAGATAAGAAGTACGTCTGACCTGCGGCAGGGTATTAACGGTAACGGACTAGATTACGCTAGTACGGTTCCAGAAGCTACGCCTAGAAACCACTTTATAGCTAGGTATGAGATAGACACACAGAAACTGTATCTACTACCCAAGCCACTAAAGAAATACTGCACAGACCATCAGATTAGTTACGATAATCTTGTGCAAGATATGGTTGCTGGTATGGGCGCTCGGAAAATACAGATGCGGTTGGGTAAAGGTACACATCTCAACCTACCGCCATCCCGTTGTATAGTAGTAGATTACTCAGAAGGAATACCAGATGAACCGCAAAGTCCTGAAGATTGATGACCTGTCTCCTGACAGTATAAAAATTACTGTTAACTGGGAAGATATGGTCGTTGGAAGCTCTGCTTTTATACCCTGCATAAACACTGAAAAAGCACATCAGCAAATAAAAAATGTAGAAAAGCAGAAAAAATGGACGGTTAAGATGCAAGTTCGTGTCGAAGATGCTAAATTAGGAGTACGCCTCTGGAGAACAACGTGATATGTCCTGCTCGACAACTCACTAGTTGTTCTCCTCTCTACTGCCCCCGCTCGGCTAGGTTTCGCACTGCAACGGCGGGGGCTTTTTTACTAAAACATAGTAGCTTTACCACTAAACTGATCCGCAAAGTCCATGAAAGTACCCCGTAGTTTAGGGTGTATGGATATACCTTGGAACTTTTTAGACGTATTTTCGGCACGGCTGTTCATAGATTTCTCTATAGACTTACCGTTGATGGGCCAATCAGGGTGTTCCGCATTGTACGCAGGTATTTTGTCATAGGCCGCTTGTTCGGCTGCACTGTCACCATCTGCTCTGGCCCTAGCGATATTATCTAAGATGCGTTTGCGTCTGGCCTTAGTGCCTTTTTCCATGCTTTTTATTTCAGCATTTAATTCATAGGCCCGAGCCAACTCTGCGGGGATAAACCCTAGGGCTTGTGTTACTGCGTGTAGAGGATGCACAGGGGCAATGATATCACCTGCCAAGGTTTCGGCCCCACCGTCTTTGTAGAACCGCACACTCTTCATCACGTTACGCATTGCAGATGGCGCAAAGGCTTCTGCCCCTCTAGCAAACTCACCCGCTGCAAATAAATTAGCCGCCCGATCCATCTGCAACGTAATACCTATAGCGGGTCCACCCAACATCTCTACGGCAGTCCATATAGCGGGTTGGTCACGATCTATCAATGTGTCTCTAAACAACAAATCGGATAACTGAATACGTGTAGCCACGTTAGTACCTGTTACGTAGTTCACAGCACCCGAGTAGTATCCTTCGCCCGTAACTCTACGCACTATGGATTGCATGGATTCTTCATCATCGTCTTTGAGTAGGTTGTAAACCATAGCCGCCGCGCCAAAGAAAGGCACACCGCGTACACCTGACATAAGCGCAGCCGATCCGTATATACCCGCGAGTTGATAAGCGGCTAGTTTCTTAGCTTCAGCAGACTGCCCGACCATCCCCTCTTTTGCCAGTTTATGTAGCAGGGACAGCATGGACACACCGTAACGCTTATACATAAAGACTACCGATCCGATAGACCCCTGCATTATCTGGGGTGAAGCCGCCGATGCGCTACCCCCGTTGGTCATTTCGACCATGTAGAACGCTTTTTCAGCCGCTTGCTCATACTCAGCATCACTTACAGTACGGTTATCCTTGGCAGCTTGAGCATCTAGTATATCTGCCTCAAGGTTATACGCAGCGGTAAAGGCTACCTCACGGTTAATCCGCTCTCCGTGGTGCAGCATAAAGCCCGATGCGGCGTTAAACTTTTCCATACCGCCGTTAGTACCGTCTATGTCTAGCATGTCGTAAGCTAGTGTACGTTTGAATAAACCTAGTCGTTCACCTACACCCACCGCAAACTGCATACGCTTCTTTCGGGGGTCGGTCTCGTTTGCATAGTCGTAGTTGCTTACAGACCTGTCTGCGGGAGTTCCAGTTACTTCTTGCATTTCCTTGATAGGGTTGCCCTCTGCGTCAACCTTATCGCCGTATACTTCAACCATACGCTTACGACCACTGTTATGAATAAGGCGCATGGCCTCACCTATAGCAGAGGACGTTTTATCGTACCCGTACTTAGCACCGTATACAGGGAATACTGTAAGGGGTATCTGCGAAAGGTTAACCAAAGCACCAGACACGTTAAACCCTAGCGTCATGTTAAAGCCAATATTGGTCAAAAACTTAGAAAGGTTACTTCTGTTGACGCCAGTTCCGCTATCAGCAAAAGATACCAGAGTGTCATACATATCTCTCATGGCGGGGGTTGTATTACCCTCTCCACCCGCTTTTTTGTAGGCTTCGTTTAACTCCACTTTTATAGCGTCAAACTTATTGCCGTACTTTAACTGTACGGCTTGCCTACCCAGCAAGGTCGCACGTTTTGTGGTGGCACGTATAGCGTCCTCTATGTTACCTAATGTGCCCTTACGAGTACGAAACGACTGCATGTAAGAGGTCTCTGGGATAGTGTTAAGAACTAACTCACCAATTTCGTTTATTATTTTGTTGGTAGTTTCTCGCTGTTCTTTGGTGTCACTAGGACTATTTTCACGTATCTGTTTTGTAAGCTGCGCGATAAAGGATGCAGGGGGCGCATTGTTAAAGTTTATTTCAGATATAGATGCTGCCTCAGTGACGCCTATCTGTGCGTCTATAGCCTCTTCTATATTGGCGTGTTTTTTCTGCCGAACCAACTCAGCCATACTAGCCATGAGTTTCTGATTGCTACGTATACCACTACGTACAGCCTCTTGAGTTTCGGCCCACGCTCTCGCTCTTTCAGCAGGTGTGGTGAAAGATTCTGCGTATCGCTCAAGATTGCCCGTAACTGGATCAATCCCATTGTAGTATATCCACAAGTCTCCTTCACGCTCCAAGGGTGTGTAGGGTTCTATAGTGCCTTTGGAAGTCAGCTTGTCATAAAAACTCTTCATAACCCTAGCGCGTACAGCACCATCAGGTATAGCTATGGTAAGTCGCTCGTCTACGGCGTTTCTAATGTCGTTGCGTAGGCCACGAAATAGGTTACGCATGGTGGCATAGATACGCACGACTGCGGGACTAGCGTTCACTAAGGCTTCGTAGTCGCTTCTAACCTGCTCCCAATTAGCCATTTTCTCAGGGTCTTTGCCGTACTTTTTGACTGCGGCGGGACGGTCAAGCACAGGGTCAACTTCACGGCGTGTAGCTTCGTTCACCATTCTGTTGAACTGATCCTGCAGTCCTTTGTTAGCTTTGCCCCATTGTACTATAGGTAGCAGGGTGTTCTTCAACTCGTCAATCTGCTTACCATAGGCTCCATTAGCTTCATTAACGGTAGTGTTTAATTTAGCACCTAAATCACCGAAGTCTTTCTCAGATATATCAGCTAGGTAGTGTAAAGGCGTAGCTTGCATTAAGAATTTGTTCGCCCCGCCGAACAGCCCAAGGCTCACGTTCTTTGTAGCGTCCTCAATATGTGCGATATATTTTGTCTTACCTGCGTTGTTGAAGATAGGCCCGTTTGTAATGGCACTGTTTAGGAAGCCGTTAGCCGCAGCGGGTGTCATCAACGCAAGAGAATCCGCGTCACGGAACTGCGGGGCAGGGGCCAACATGCCTTCGATCAGGTAGTCTACTTCTGATAAGGCCGAGGCCAAAGGCTTGGGCTGCAAGCCGATTACACGCCGCACAAAGTTAGTGATAGCATTATATAGACGTTGCAGGGCGGTCTTACCTTTATACAAGTCGCCCTTATACACTAGCTGTCCTAGCTTCTCTTGAAACGCTGGATTGGTTAACGCTTCAGAAATAAATTCGTCTAGGTTTGTAGCCCCATACTCAGTATCTAGTACGTCTTTCACATCGTTGAACACATTACGCAGCGCCAATGTGCTAGCAGAGTTCTTAGCCAAGGATGCAGAAACAGCGGCATGTACCATTTCATGCAAAACGGTGTGCGTGTTCATACCTGATTTAGGGTTTATAGAAATAGTGTTTGTTCTAGGATCAAACTGCCCTGCTGATGGCGCACCGTCCATATCCACAAGGTCTGGCACGAACACTATCTTGGTAGTACCCGCCATGTCCGCCAGCTTGTTAGCGATCTTAGCCAACTTAGGATACAGCGAACCCGCCGCAATAGCATGTAGCGTTTCTTTTAACTTACCTGCACTAAGGAAGCCCATCGCGCTAGGTGACATAGGATCATCTAGGTATACTACACTATCGGCGGGTAGCGGCTTGGTAAACGTGTACTTGTTAAAGAAGTCAGCTTCCGCTTTAGCTTTTTTATTAGATATAAACCCTGCTTTAGATGGACCTTGACGAGAGGCAAAACTATTTTTTGGTTGCCCTAAACTAACACCAGAAGAACCGTACAACCCTGCTTCTAACTCTGCTTGTATGTCTTCTCGTTTATCAATCTCTTGTTTTGCTTCTATTGCACCAAACACTTTATTTATAGCGTCCATTTCTGCTTTTTCTTTTTCACTTGTAGGTGCAAAAGTGCTTGCTTGCTTATCTTCAGTAGTTTTTTGTGATGTAGTAGTCCTACGCCGCGCTTCGCTACCCTCACGAGTTTTTAAAGTCCCATATTTTTCTTTTGCCGCAGAATAGTACGCGTAGGTGTAGGGGTCTAAAAATTCTTCTAGCCATACCTCGGCCTCCTTCGCAGCACCTTTGTTCTTACCTTCATAAAAATACTTTTGCTCTGGTGACATACCTTCTTGGGTTTGCACCCTGACAGTCCCATACGCACTATTATCGTGTGCAATCGTATCTATAGCCAAGCCAGCATTAAGGGCCGTTTTAAAATAAAGTTTAGCAGCCTTAGCCCCTGCTAATAATTCTGGCTCAAGAACCTTAAAGTTTTCTTTATCTTTAGCCCTATTTGAAAACACTTTTTTAAGTTTGTCAGGGCTAATCTCTAATAGGTTTATTATCTCGCGTTTATCCGCAACATTCGTAGGGTCCATACGCTTTAAATTACCACTCCCCGTAGCAGGGTTTATGGTATATGCAGCATCTACAAGTATAGCTAAATATTTTTTGCTATCTATACGGCCTATGTCTATGCCTAGGTATTTCTCTCCGATAACGTCCATGATGCGTTGACCAAGAGCAGCATTTTCTTGCGCTTCAGTCTGAGCTGCGGCTTCGGCTTCGGTATCGAAATCAGTCTCAGCCTCAGTATTAAGATCGGTCATCACACCTGCATCATAAACGGCCACGTTACCGCCCTGACCAACACTGCCAATGTCTGTTATAATACCTGTAAACCCTGCACCTACTAAAGTGTCTCTTAAATTCTGTCTGTCGGTTTTTGCTCCGCTGGAACGCAAGTCCCATAGAACAGTACCAAGAGTTTCTAGCAGGTTGTATGGTGTAGAGAAATCTAAAGATGTAGTTTTTTCTTCGGCGGTTTCGATAGTATTAGGTCTAGCCGCAGTGTAGTCTACGTCTACCATTAGCGGTACTTGCTTAAAGTTAGTTAAAGCACTTGTTACGTTTAATGCCGTTAAGGTTTCCATTAAGGCAGTACGCTTCTCCGCAGGTACAGGGCGCGGATCGTTTAAGTCCAGAAAGTTATCTGTATTCAGCCTAGTCTCAATAATGCGAGCGTCTTTACCTACTAGGGCTAACGGGTAGCGCATGTCACCGCTGAAGTATGCGGCAGGGCCGTAATCCCCTGTTGCCAACCCCATACTGGGGTCAAGCGTATCAAACTCTTTAGTGGTAGCATGATAATATTTTTTATTTGGGTCGCGCTGACCAGTATAATCTTCGGGCTTTACAATACTGTCCATGTATTGCTGTTCTGCATTAGGTTTGTAAATTCGTTCAACCGCAGTATCAGGCTCTACGACAGGCTCTACGACAGGCTCTACGACAGGCTCTACGACAGGCGCGGCCTCGACCTTATCTCCAGCGGTGCGCGACTCAACAACAGGTTTTATAACAGGTTCAACAATAGGTTCTACAATAGGTGTAGCCTTGACCTTATCTCCAGCGGTGCGCGGCTCAACAGGTTTAAGGCTGGGTGTAATAGCTCTAACAATGTCAGCGTATGTAGCATTAACATTAGGTATATCAAAACCTAATGACCTAGCAGTAGCTAAATCTTCAGAGCTAGACACAGATTGTATAAACTCCGCAGCTTTAACATCATTAGCATCTATTTTATCAACTAAGTATTCTTTAAAAGTACGTAGTTTTGTAGAATCTACAGGAACAGGATCAACGGGGTTAGTTTCTTCTACTCCGACAGTGCCTGTGCTTGTCTCAACGTCTTCAACATCACGGCCTTGATCTGTTTCTGTTTGAGCCTTACTAGCAGCAAGGTTAGCAGCTAGGCGTTGTTCTTTAATTTTATCTAAAACAGCTTTTGCTTCTGCTTCTTCTTTAGGGTCTACAGTAGAATCAGCGCGTTCTGCTTCATTTTTACTATCAAATGTGTCTACATTATTGCCATATTCATCAGTGCTAACTTTTGCACTTTTTTGCCATGTAGCTTTTTGTGTTGTATCTGCATTTTGAGCAGGAGACAGTTTTGTATTACCCAAAGCCTCAATGTCTTTTATAGTGCGTTGAGCATCTCTTCGCACATCTTCTATTGTTACTTCAGTACCTCGGGCTTCACTTACTTTAGCCGCTACTGCTGCGGCTACTTTATCGTCAGTTAATACTTTTTTAGCTTTAGCTAAGGCTTTTTTATCTCTTACAGGGTCAGCAAACAAGTTAGGTTGAGTTTCACCTTCAGCCGCTTTTACCGTTGATGTAGGTTTTATATTGTTAGCTTCTTCGTACTCACGTTTTTGTTTTTGTAACGGAGTTTCTGCGGCATCTATAGCAGCTTTGTTTTCTGCAGCAGCAGTAGCAGCAGTGGCAGTAGTAGCAGCAGTGGCATCTTTTGCAACACGGTCTTCAGGTGTAATAGACGTAGCAGCAGAAGGCGTAAATGTACCTTCCCGTAACCCAGCCATAAGTGCTTCGTATTCGGCCAGCTTTTCAGCGTCCGATACTACTGGCCCAAAAGCTAAATCATCTACATTACTTGTAGGTTTAGCTTGAACAGGATCACCTAAATCAAGTTGTGGGTCTGCCGCAGGGGGTACGGCATCAGGGTCTACATTTACTATAGGTTCGGGTCTTGGACCGCGAATACCACCAGCAGCGCCACCTATTCCAGTACCAAGCAATGCGCCGCCAACAAAGGCGTTCTTTAGCTGATCTATGCCCTCTTCATCAAACACCTGATCCATAGACGCACCGGACTGTAGCCGTTCAGCAGCGGTTTGAAATGTTTCGGTAAGGGCTTCGGTCCCACCACCTTTAAACGCTCCACTAAGGATACGTTGTGTAACCTTCTTGCCAACAGCGGTAGGACTAATGCCTATAGCTGCCATAGCTTTAAGGCCCAGACGTTCAGCTAAGGCTTGAGCAACAGCGGTGCCAACTGCCGTAGTAAGACTTACGTTATCTTCACCTTTAACAGCTTCTTGCGCCTGTATATTCTTACCTGCAAACTCAGGAACTAATCCTGCGGTAAAGCCTGCACCAAACCCTGACAATGTACCTGCACCGGGAATTACCGATCCTGCAATACCGCCAGCTATACCGCCTTTTAAACCACTCTCAAGGGACGAGCCTGTACCGCCTACTAATCCTCCTAGGTACTCAAGTCCGGTACTAAAGTCATTTACGTCTTGATAACGACCCACAGGACGTTGTGCTATAGATTGTAGAATGTTTTCTTGACCAAGCTCTTGCCGAGCTTCTTCTGCGTAGTCTGTACCGTAATCGGCTAGTGCAGCAATTCCAGTTTTTTGACCGATAGTTTCTATCAAGTCGCCAATAGCTTGAGAACCACTACCACTGGCTCTACGGTAAGCACGACCAATAGCAGTGCCGTCATCTGGCCCTTCTACATCACCGTACTTGCTTTCAAGATTAGCTTTAACAGCAGCTTCTTGAGTGCGAATATATTCAGATATGCGCCCGTATTCTTCATCAGTAGGTACGTCACCTGCAATAATTATAGGGTAGCTTTTGCCACTATACGGACCCGAAACAGATATTTGACCCATTTATTGTATCCTTACTTACTTAAATTTACAGCAGCAGGTGTATTTGACCCATCTACATTAGCAAAAATACTAGCGACAACAGGATTTGTAGACATTAATTGTTTTTCCTGTTCGCGTAACGAACTTAAAGTTGTTATTTGTTTATTGTACGCCTCTAACGCTCGGGAGTCTGTTGGTGGAGTGGCAGGCATACTTCCCTCTATGGCAGATATTTGTGCTCTTATACCTGTTATTGCAGAGTTAACACTTGCATAACTTCCTGCTGCAGGTTTTCCACTTCTTGCTCCCGCAGCTATACCCGCAGCCGTTAGTCTTGTGCGGTTAGCGTCATCAGCTATTTGCTTACGTGCCTCTAGTGCAGACAGCTTAGAAAGTACGTCCATCTCCTGCGCTTCATTTTTCCGCTTGTTACCTAGGAATGTCTGGCTAGCACCAAGTCCTGCCTCACCTATAGCACTAAGCATGTTAGGATTACTGCTAGCCATAAGTCGCATACCCATCTCAGCTAGACCTAACCACTTGTCTTGGTCTGCCGACTTCTCACGCTTGTCTAAGATATCCAACAGCTTCTGCTCGTAGGACGATGGAGAGTCACTAGCACGGTTAGCCATAGGATTGACGGTAGCTATGCCTCCACCTGCATCTTGCTTGTTTTTTGTAGCTTGTTTTCTTTCTGCTTCGGCTAAGTTACTAGCTGTTCGCGTAGTGCCATATTCTTTGTAGGCATCACCAATTTTTGCAGGTGTAGGTAAAACTACGCCTGCAGCGACTGCAGTTTCTTGAGCGTCGCTAGTAAACAATCCTGTAACTGCATCATATCCACTTTCTATAGTTTTTAGTACAGATGGAGGTATAGATGTACCCGGATTTACAGTATCAAATATAAGCCCTGTAACAGGACCAGCATTGTTAGTTACAAAATCACTAGCAGTGCCTGCTCCACTTATAATAGAGTCTACTAACTCTGAACCAGCCGCTGTTGCATTTTTAACAATAGGCAGACTTTGAACACCGTCTGTCTCTAATGTTTCTGCTAGGTCATCTACTTTCTTTGCAGCAGATGTTAACACGCCTTCACTCTTATCTCCAGAAGCAGCAATAAGAATGTCTCCAAGGGTTAAAGGTTTGTCTTCAACTATTTCTGGAACAAAGGTATCAGGGTTGTTTCTTGCAGCATCCATATAAGCATAGTTTCTATCTGCAACAACTTGTTTTGGGCCTTTACCTTTTATGAACTGATTGTAGAACTCAGTTGATGCGTCTACTATTCCGCCTTCACCAGTAGCATTGCTAACAACGCTATCTTTAAGGTCAGAAACGGCTGCAAGTCCTTTATCTAAAATAGACGGATCATTTTCAGCTTCTGTAGCAATAGCTGCTTTTGCATTTTCCATCTGCTGTTCTAGTGTTAAAACTGTGCCTCCCGGCTGTCCCTTACTATTGACGCGACTAATATATTCCTCAAGGGCTGCAGGACTTAGTTTTGTATCTTGTGTTGTAGTTTCAATATTAGGTTCTGCAATAGGTTTAGGGTCTTGCGCGCCATCTGCTGCCATTGACATATCGTAAGGTATTAACCCCTGAGACGCATTTCTAATCTCAGTATCAGTCATCTGCATAGGATCGGTTTTAGCAGCTACCGCAAGCTCTGTTCCGGGTTCACCAGCAGTGCTTACACTTTTCTTAGCCGCTTCATCAGAAGTTGCGTTAAAGGGCATATCGCCAAACATAGCAGGGTCTGCACGAAGAGCGTTAGCTTGCCGTTCTCCTGCAATACTAGCTATCTGTCTAAACAACGCAGGTTCACTACTTCTATCAATCTCGCCCAAAGCAGCTAAAGCATCACCCCTTGCACTTTCTCTTGCAAATTCTTCTTGGTCTTCCATATCCTGACGCTTAATAGCATCTTGCCGTTGCTGCATTTCTTCTCGTTTTAATGTGTTGCTAAGAGTTATTTGATTACTAACTGTCTGTGACGGAGACAACTCACCGCTATACGGATCATTGTTAGTTAGTGCTTCAACTATACTCGTAGAATAAGACCCCTTGCCTTCTGGGTACTTTGCACCAAGAATACCTCCGGGTTGCCCCTGTGCATTGTTGGGCGCTAGGCTTTTAAGAAACGCGGCCCTTGCTCTTTCTGCATCAGATTCTTTAATACGCCGTTGAGTTTCAGTTAAAGAAGTTGTGTCAACAACAGAAGCTTCACCACGCATATCAGCATCGCCAGCAGCGCCAAGTGTAGGTAAACCTCCGGGCGTAACCACTCCTTTTGGTGTATTAGTAGCAGGAGGAGCATTTTTAGCTATGTCTAATACTTCTACCCCTTGAGGACTTGTAGGCGCTGCAGTCATAGTTTCAGGGGATGGTAAATAGCTAGGGCTTTCAATATATCTTTTAACTCTAGTAGGAATTAACGCATCGCCTTCACGAGCAGCACTAGCAAGTCCTCTATATCCATCGTCTATATAAGACTGTACTGATGCAACTTTATCTCCATATTTAGCCATTACTTCGGGTAAAGTATTGTTTAGTCCTTCTAGCGTTTCGGCTGAAACTTTTACAAATTGGCCTGCACGTATACCTAGCTCGGGTATATCAGTAAGGATAAACTGTGCGTCTAAGTCTCCACCAAGACCCATCTTCAAAATACCACCACTAGCAGCTTTAGCTACAGGTGCAGGGGCGGCGGCGTTAGCATTAGGAGCAACAGAGGCTATGCCTGTGTTTTGAGCTACATTAGTTTTAGGAGCTATAGACTGAGCCATGCCACTAGCAGCACCTTGAGGCATACCTGCTACGTTAGTCTGTGGTGTAGGGGCTGGGGCTGCACCCATTAGTCCTTCAAGAACAGTAGGCTGGCCTAGCCCTTCTTGCCGTGTCTGCTCACTTCGCATTTCTTTGCGGTTGTTTAACTCTGAGGCAACAGCCCATTGAGGAACCATAGGGTTAGACCCTTGCATAAGCCCCATAAGTTGCTGGTCAGGTGCGCTACGCAGTGCATTTTGAATGTCTAACAGGTTTTGCATGATTAATTCCCATAGGCTTTATAGAGCGATAGTCCCGTAAGACCTGCACCCGCTAACTGTTGGAACGCTCCCGGCTGCTGCTGTGGAGTTGTAGACGTACCTTGACTCGTAGTTGTACCTGTAGCAGCAATCGGCATACCCG